CAACCCAAGCTCTTCATTTTTAGTAACTGGCATAACAACAGCCTACACGACAATATATGCAGAATCTTATAATTATTTTTGGATAAGAGCTAGAAATTCATCTGGTGCTAGTGATTGGTCTTCAAGAATTACAGCTGGAGTTTATGGTGGAGGTGCATGTTAATATGAATAAAGAAAATGCATTAGCCATACAAAATGTTTTAGAAAAAATACAATCTAAACAAGAATATATAAATGTTTTAATGAAAGCAAAAAATAAAGAAGTAGAAGATGTTCCAGGAACCGAAGAAGCTTTAACAGAAAGAATTTTACGTATTGCAAATGAAATAGATGAATTGCTTTTACTTAAAAGTAATTTAGAAAATGAAGAGGGAGAATAATGCCTATATACGAAGAGCTTACGGAAAGCGAAAAAAGTCAAATAAAAATTAACGCTAAACGTAATTTAGAGTATGCAATGTACGGCTTTGAAATAGAGATACTTATAGAAAATGCAAAATCTAATCCAAGCCAAGAAAGAATTGAGTCTTTACAGTCTCAAATTGCAGAAAACGAAATTCAAATAAGAGCATTAGGAAATGTCTTATAGATCTGTAATCCTTAGCGATTACCCATTAGCATATTATCCATTAGATGATTTTACCTCATCTAGCTCAATGGGATATACAGACCTGCTTGCACAAAATGATGACTACCAAGATGTATTAACAAACTACGAAACGTATCAGGATATAACTGGTACAAAACCATTAACCTACGCCGAACTTTTATTAACTTACGGAACATATGCTGATGTTTCAGCCGCATATGCTTCATATGCAAATTTAGGTGGAGATATTGCTTATGATAATTCTGAATGTCAAAATAATGGTAAATATGTGGGAAGACCATCATCATCTATACTTCCCTTAGTAAAAGGAAATTCAGCAGGGGCAAAAATAGGAGATTCTAATTACATAGAATATATAATAGACAAAGATTATTCAGGTCAATCAAATATAAGTAAATTTGCTACAGCAGATTCATACGATAGTGATTTTACAATTGAGTTATGGTTTAAGCCTAATATATCTGGAAATTTTAATACATCACTTTTTGCGGATAAAACAACAGATCATGAAGTTGGATTATTTTACTATAAGGGGAATGTAGTATTCCAAGTAGACCAAGAAAAAATAGAATACACAATACCGTATAAAGATAAAGCGTTTTTTGTAACAGCAAACTACACACCAACAGAACTATTTTTATACATAGACGGAAACCTTGAAGTCAATAAAAAAATATCTGCAAACCCATTTACTAGAACTTCAGTAAACTTTAAAACTGGACCGTGTGGAATTGGCCAAAATTTTATTATAAATAGTGTTTCAGTATTTAGATATTCATTATCTAAAAATCAAATTAAAAAACATTATGATTCTGCAAAAGGTTTAATGCCATCTCAAATTATAGAAGTAAGCGGCGGAGAATGGTTTAATTTATTTGACGATAATACATACCCAGTATACCAATATGCTTGGCCTTCAAATAAAGCTTGGCAATTATTATTGACTCCAGATTTATATTTTGATGAAGAAAACGATTATGTTAGTATATTAAAAACAGAAACTCAGTCTCCAGTAACAGTAATATTAGAAGATCAAATTGTTCTTCCATCAAACACAATGGATTCTTCAAAAATAGAATGGGACGGAGATAATGGAATAATAGTGGAAACTAGTGACGACGGAATAAATTATCAAATTTGTGTTAACGGAGAAGAAGTCCCACAATATAGCAAAAATAACTTTAGCACAGAAAGACAATTATTTATAAAAGTCACCATGTCAACCTTAGACTCAAGTAGGTTTAATCCTAAATTAGATTATTTAATTGTTAAGTTTTATAATGATGTTAGACGGCTAGCAGTTAATGGGCCTTCTTATATTGAATCAGATAATTCATTTACTATGGGGAGAACAAGCTCGGAGATACTCTGGAGAGACTCTAGAAATGGTTTAAAGGTCCCTACAGGCTCTAGCTTTAAAATTACGACCACAGATATCATAAAAACAATAGAGCTCTTCTATACGCCTTATACGCTTTCTGGGGCGGGGTCTCTAATATTCGCCGATACCACACTCTTGTCCTGGGATTCAGATGGAAATATAGCAAAGGCTAATATAAATGAGATATTTGTAAACAATTATAATAGGTCTTCAATTACAAACGTAAATGATTTATTTACCGAAAATGATATTAATTATGTTGTAATTACATTTATAGACTCAATCACTGGAGAAATAACAATTAATGGATCCTCTGTTGGAGGCGGTACTTCCGCACTTTACCAAAATCTAGCTTTATATGAAACCATATTTGATGGTTCAAAAGCTTTATCAAATTTTAATTTATACAGATATGGTGACGTTTATACCATATTTGACCTATCAAATGCGTCAATTGGAATGACAGAATCTTCAGTAGACGTATACGACGTTGCTTGGCAGCTAGTGACAAAACAATAAATTTGTCACTTCTATTGACAAAAAGCTGGACTTGGGGCCATAAAAGTGATAAAATGTTAACCTATGGAAATTAAAAAGACTAACGCTAAATTTAAAGAAAATGAAACCAGGCTTGGCGTTTATGTCTGGGAGATGCCAGATGGGCGATGGATAGGCGATGATGATGGAAATTTTCTTTCGATAACTTCAATGCGTGGAAACAGAGACAGAATAAATCTTTTGGCAAGGGCAGTAAAGGGTTATGGAATTCATGAAGGAAACCCAAAGTTTCTTGAAGGAAGCAGACAAATTGATGATGAAGAGTTTGAGTATCAAAAGCAAAGACTTAGGTGGGGATTAACTCCTGATCCATTAGATATTGGAGTTTATAAAGATGAAACAGCTAAATTAAAGAAGGGTCAAAAATGATTGAATACGAAGAAGATACACTTTCTAGGAACATTGAAATATCTAATGTAGCAGATTGGATGAGATTTAATTCTGCAGTGACTCAAAAAAATGATGACCCATTTTCTGTAGAAGGAGAAGAGCTTTTAAAAATTTCTGGATTAGGGCCAACTTTAAGAAGAAAAGCGTCTAGAGATATACAAAAAAGATTTACTGGAACTGATGGAAGCGCAACTCAACAATTATTGATCCAGCAGGCGGTAAGCGGATACGCATTATTTGATTTAGTAATGCCTGAATATAACTTAGATTATCTTTCATCAATATATGAAATATCCCCATATAATTATGCAGCAATTAATGCCAAAGTTTCTAACATAGTTGGACTTGGGTTTGATTTTATTGAAAGTAAAAAAACAACAGATTTATTAGATTCAATTGAAGATGAAAAGCAATTAGAGAGAGCACGTAGAAAGTTAAATAGAATTAAACAAGATCTACACCAGTGGCTAGAAGATTGCAATGAAGAAGAAACATTTAAAGAAACACTTATTAAATTTTATACCGATGTAGAGGCTACTGGCAATGGCTATTTAGAGGTTGGTAGAACTACCGCTGGCAAGATAGGCTATATTGGACATATACCAGCTAAGACAATGCGTGTAAGACGCCTAAGAGACGGTTTTGTGCAATTGTTATATGGCAAGGCTGTATTTTTCCGTAACTTTGGAGACACAGAAACTCCTAACCCAGTTGCAGGAGCAACAGATCGCCCTAATGAAATTATTCATTTAAAGAAGTATACGCCTAAAAATAACTATTATGGAATTCCAGATATCATTGCTGCACAGAATGCAATGGCTGGTAATGAGTTTGCTGGTAAATATAATTTAGACTATTTTGAAAATAAAGCTGTCCCAAGATATATTATTACCGTTAAAGGTGCTAAATTATCTCCTGAGTCTGAGCGTAAATTATTAGAGTTTTTCCAGGTAGGACTTCGTGGAAAAAACCACAGATCTTTATATATACCCCTGCCTCCAGACTCACCAGATTCCAAAACTGAATTTAAAATGGAGCCAATTGAGGCTGGAACTCAAGAGTCATCATTTAATATTTATCGCCAATCAAATCGGGATGAAATACTGATGGCACACAGAGTTCCAATTAATAAGGTTGGAACGGCTACTGGAATATCTTTGGCAAATGCTAGAGATGCAGATAAAACATTTAAAGAGCAGGTATGTGCTCCAGCACAAGATATTTTAGAAAAGAAATTAAATAGAATTATTCAAGAAATGACAGATGCCTTAATTCTTAAATTTAATGAATTAAGTTTAACAGATGAGGATACTCAGTCTAAAATTGATGAAAGATATTTAAGAATGCAAGTAATTACCCCAAATGAAATTCGAATTAGAAAGGGAATGGTCCCACTAGATGGGGGAGACGAGGTAGTTGATTTGCAGGCAAAATCTGCTGAAATTAAGGCACAGGCCATGCAAAGCAGGGCAAGGGATGGAGAACGTGCCGCTAATTCCCCAGATAATTCTGGAGAAGGCAGAAATGCAAAAGGCGACGGCAGACAAGTTGAGTAGTCCTACTCAACTAGTTATTTGCCTTTAGATATATAGAAGTCTATAATATACACATATGACCATTGAAAAATCACATTGGTCTTCTAACGGAAATGTTATTAATTTATCAGTTCCGTTTACGAAGGTCAACAGAGAAAAAAGAACAGTCTCAGGTTTCGCAACACTAGACAACCTAGATCAGACTGGCGATGTGGTCACGCAGGAAGCAAGCATGAAGGCATTTGAAAGCTTCCGTGGAAATCTAAGAGAAATGCACCAGCCGATGGCGGTTGGCAAAGTTGCATCTTTTAGACCAGAAACTTATTATGATCCAAAAACAAAAGAATTTTATAGCGGAGTGTATGTTGATGCATATATTTCCAAAGGCGCACAAGACACCTGGGAAAAGGTTCTTGATGGAACACTTACAGGATTTTCAATCGGCGGTAAAATACTAGACTCAGATACAGAAGTAAATAAGTCTACTGGACAAAGTGTTCGATTTATTAAAGATTACTCACTTGTTGAATTGTCAATAGTTGATTCTCCAGCAAATGAACTCTGCAACATATTGTCTATTGAAAAAGTCAATGGTCAAATGATTTTCAAGGGCATTGCTGCAGATGTGAAAATGGAAAACATTTT